CCAACACACCTCTGCGCTGTAAAAGGCGGATGTCCTGCATGGCTCTGATTGCGACTTCTCCTGCAAGTTGTTTGATTCTGTCATTCTCGTCTCCCCTGGTTAATTGCGCCGAGATCATTTGCGTTTCCGCTTTCCACTATGCTGCTGGCACCACATGGCATAGGCATTCCATAGATCGGCAGCATCCTGTGCCTTGCCCTTGTCTTCAAATAAATCATCGATGGATGGCAAGCCATTAGGCGGAACAGCACCCCATAAGCGCGGTCCAATCGGGTTGCCGGCCATGGTGGTCACACGCCACTTGCCATCCTCCCGTTGGACTCGCACCGGTGTCATCGGCCAAGTTCTTTCAACTTGGCATCGTCAGCCTTGATATCTTTCATCAGCCTATCAAGGTCCGCACTTTGCCCTGCATAGTGAATAATCTGCGCGTCCTTGTGGCGATCCAGCCCAAAGTGTTCCTCAACGCTTGTCATGCAGTTGTAGGCTGGGTCAAGGTTGCATGTGGCCGTGGACCATAGGTGCAGTTGTAGGTTCATCCAGGTCTGTTCGGCAAAATGGTTTGGGAATAGGCCAATCGGCGGCTGGCTTAGTGCGCCTACAGCCTTGGGCGTAATGACGAATACGCCAGTGTTGAAATAGAAGCTGGGCTGGAATCCAGGCACAAAACCAAAGGCATCAGCCAATCCTTTCAGCCCAGGCTTGCGGTCTAAATACGACCCCTCATCAAAAGCCATAAAGGTGCAGTCCTTCTCCAGCAACGTTCCAATCTCCTCGCAGTCCTCGGCAACCAACACGTCACAATCTAGGAACGCAACCTGCTCGTATCCTTTGGTTGCAATAATGTTTCCAATAGCCAGCTTGCTGTATTGCACCGGCTCGACCAGCGGCTTCTCAAACGAGATCAAATCAATCTTGTGTCGCTTGCAGTATGATTCCATGCGAGGCTTGGTTAACTCCAGAACCTTGTGCCACTTGTCTCCAAATGCCTGGGTGACCAATGCTTTTTTCATTTCCAGATAACTCCTTTATCGTCCAGATCGCTGCTGAGAAGCATTAACTTATTGTAAAGTGAATAACCATATCCGTAGCGCATGATAGTGATACTGATGAAATCACCAATCCAATAACAGATCCATGCCAGCGCAAGCTTCATTTCTCGATCTTTACCCATGCTTCCAGCGGAAGATTCTCGCCGCAAAATCCAACCTGCATTTCTTTCTTTTCCTTCTCGTTGATGCCGTATAAAGCCCATCCACCCTCGATCTTTTCAGCGCGGGTGATTTTCATACAACCTCAAAAACATCACCGGCTTTCTCGCGGATCATTTCTTCTGCCACTTTGACCAAATCTTTACTAGGATTCTCCACGCTATTGCCGTCAATCATAATGCTTAAATTCTTAACATCGCAATCCTGCGGCACCTCAACAACAACATGTTCTCTGAATCCTCTGGGACCAATGTCCTCTTTGCCAACTTTTAGGACTGCATCTGCAATCACATCACAGATCCGCCCATGCCAAACAAACCTTGCTTCAAGTGTATCCATTTCAATTTCTCTCATAATCTAGGTAGTCCTTTCTTAAGTTGCATCCATGCAAACAAAGCTCTTACCACCGCTCGTTCTAGGTGGTCAAGCGCATTCTCACCTGACTCGTCCGGGCAAGGGTGGTTTAGGTGGATCTGCTGCTGTGCGGTGACGGCGTGTTTGATGCACCGAGTGATGTGGTAATCGTAGGTAGGCTTATCCTTCCAAAACCACTCGCCATACGCTGACTTGGCGGACCCGTTGCCCATCACCCTCCACACAATCTCGGAGGCGGCTTCACCCATCTCTGAAATTGTGGGAGGGTTTTCCATTATTTTGCTGCTTTTTCTTTAAGTGTAACAAGTGTATTTGTTATTGCCTTACAAAGCCAAACAGCAGCATCGTGTTCAGGTTTTGTTGGGAACCAGTTTTTTCTATCTATATAAATATCAATTCCATCCTTACCTTTTATTTTTACTACAACTTTTACACTCATAACTTCATTCCTGGCGGGGTATACTTCTTTGACCAAGCCCAGACCTTAAGCATGGCTTGGAATGCAATACCAGCCTCGTATAACTCTTCATCAGACCAGCGGTGAATGACCAGAGTTTCCGGGTCATTGGCCGCCAAGACAACCGAAACGCAAGCGCATTTCGGGTTGTCGGAGGCGATTCTGTAGGCCCATAGCTGGGCGCAATCAGAATCATAGAACGGGTCATACTTTGGGTTCACCTTCCTATTCTTTAGGTCGATGATGGCGTCCCCAATCCCCTTCAAGCGGACGTAGGCATCGCACCGACCAGCGTAGCCTGCGCCCACCAGAGCCTTCTCGCACCAGTAGGTTTCCTCTACGTTGTCTTCAGCCCATTCCTTGAATGTTTTGATATAAGGCTGGAGATCGGCATCCTTGGAATGCGCTCGCTTGAGGAGGATATGCTCCATCTGCTCATGCATTCTGGTACCATGCTCGGCTGCCTTGGATGTGGATTCCTTTGAATCCTTGACCACCCGCTTGGCGTAATCCTCCAAAGATTCACCATCCTCCTTTGGCAACGTGAGCGAGGACATGATTGCCTGCTCAATTTTCCACGCCGTGAGTTGTGGCTTATCCATGATCCCAAGCACGCTGGTGACGGATGGGAGTAACCCCATCTTGCGCGCATCGGCAACCGTGGTGTTACGTTCGTTGCCATTCTTTCCAATGACAACGTGCGCTGACTCGCCTTTTTCGGTATACCAATGACCCGCCTGGTCGGTGGCGACCAGACGGGTTTGGCTAGGCTCTTTCTGTGTTAATGTAAGAGCCATTAGAATGGCATCGTGTTGCCGTCAACATCGGTTCGGTCGACAGCCTTGCCCTGCGGTGCGCTGGCCGCACCGGACAATTCCCTGCTCTCAAGGATCTTTGCCTGCAACCATTCTGGCATCTCTGCGAATGCACCACCCTTGCCCTCTTCGATTTCGTAAAACACCTGCGTGTTCTCGGTGGTGGCCGGTGCCTTAACCGACTTGGGCAGCTTGGCCAATCCCTGGATGGCGCAATACTCGCGCCCAGCTTGGCTGGTCTTGCGGACTAGGGTTAGCATGGCGGCCTTACCTAGCAGGTTCTTCATGTTGAACGCCGCCAGTTCCTTGCTGGTGAAACTCTGGCCACGCCAGGTCTCAAGATGCTTGCGGAGTGTGGCACGCTCTCCAAGGCTGCGGGTAAGTTCCATGCTGACGACCAGCGGTTTGGTAACCTTGGTGGTCTTGCCGTTCTCGGTTACTTCGCCTTCGATCACCTGATCGGGAAGCTCGAATGCCAAGCGGACTTTGGGGGTCCACTTCTCGTCTCCGTCCCAATTGGTTTTCTGCGTGCCAAGATCCACGATGCTGAAACACACCCCAATGGTGGCTCCAGCTTCGGGCAGTTGGCGATCTCCATTTTTCGATTCAGTTGCGCTTATTGTTAGGCTCATATCATGTCTCCTTGATTGATGGTTGGTTGTTGTTGTTGTATTGTGGGTGAAGTCATTGAAATTCCTTGTGCCACGGTGGTGCAATAAGGCGCGGGATGAACGATGTCGATCTTTAAGTTTGGTGGGGCAATATGACGGGCAATCTCGCAAAGATCATCGGCCTGTAAAAGCACAAGCCATTTCTTCTCGCCATTACGCCGAAAGAATACGGATGGGATTTTGTTGTCTGGGCAATCCTTGACAGCCTGCCGCATCCATTCTTCAGGCTTTACCTGCTGACAACGCTTGCCCTCAATGTGAAAAGGAAAATTATCGCAAACCACATCCCCGGAACCGCCCTCTGGATTACCTGCATACTGCTGTGTGCGTCTGGCCTTTTGCCAGCCCTGTTCCCTTAAATAATTTGCCAGTTCCCGCTCGCCCGCAGCCCCTTTACGCCTGGAATTGATTGCCATGCCCATGATGCTATGGCAAATGTCAAAGTCAGGTCAATGCTTTTTTTTCTTCAAATCTTCGGCCATAACAGCCATTAACCCAGCACCGGATAACTTCTTGGATATCTGTGGGTTATCAATGACCCATTTGGCGCAAGCCTCAAATGAGTCAAGGTCATTTAATGCCCTTTCAAGCGCGCGCCAAGCTTTAATGGATTGACTTACAGATCGCTTATTATGCGCCATGAAGACCCAGTTTTTGCGTTGCACTTTTTGCTCTTTGCCTTGCATTCGTGTGGCCTAAAAATCCAAAATAAATCCGAATCCATTGCCCAGCAGATAATGTAATCCACCATGGATTTGTTGTATGTTTCCTTGCTTCCATTTCCAACGGATGTCATGAATCCATATCTGTTGCGCCCAGGATCTTGCTTCTCACTGGTCTTTACCTGAATGCGGTGAAACTTTCCGTCCTTTTCGGCTACCAGATCATACCCTGCAAAATCCTCCATTGGCGTAAGCACGCTGTAGCCATTGCGAAACAAAATGCTTGCCACCCTGGTGACACCCACCGCGCCTATTTGCCGGTTGGATAATTTGCTTATTGACATGGCTTGTTTAAGCACCCAAAGTTTTTACATGAAAAGAATACTATTGGCAATGGCGGTGCTGGTGGCACCGGTGATGGCTGATGATTTGAATGAGTTTGTTGGCACCACATACAACTCTGGCAATGACGTGTTTAGTGGAGG